GCGTAATAACCAGCAGCATGTCCTATTGCAATATTCCAATGTCCAATTTTATTTTTGGATAGTGTGTAGTTACCAACTCCAACATTTCCAAAGCCAGTTGTGTTTCCAGCTAAAGATGAAAATCCAGCAGCGAGATTGTCAGAACCATAAATATTGCAACTTATTGCTCTAGAACCTAAAGCTGTATTTCTTGCGCCTTGATAGTTTGATTTTAATGATTCAAAACCAAAAGCAGAATTGTCTACACTTGTATAGTTTTGTAGACCTAATTTTTCTAAAGTTTTATATCCAGCTTTAGTTGTTCTTGTAGATATAGAAGCGAAATTTTTAGAAATAATATTTTCGCCAGATGTCAAAAGATGAACGGAGTCAATTAAGTCTAAGAAATTATGCCTGATATCATAAGGGGAAATAGCCCCTATTGAGTTATCAGATATATCATTCTTGATATTGTCAACTAATACTGGCTTATTCAGAATCATTTTTGCTCTCTCTTATTTAAGGCTAATTTCTAACGTATTGCTATCGAATCTAATGGTATCTCCAGTGTAAACAAGTCTAGGATTTTGTAACTCTGCATACATAAGCAAATTACCAGATCCGTAAAGAGAACTGTCCAAAATAGCAACGCCAGAAATCCAACCCCAATCAGAAAGCGCTGTGTTGAATAATATTTCTGTGTTATTTCTTATAAAACCATTTCCTTGATATTCTGGGTGGGAAGGGGCTTCAAATACGCCGCTAACAACCAATGTGGTTGGAGCATAGAAAGTAACGTTTGGAAAGGTATTAGGAAATGTCAAAGATTGAGTAGTATTAACTCCACCAGTATTTGCTAAAGCGGCTGAAGTTTGAGATAAATATAGTGGATAATAATATCCAGAACTTCCAACTTCTTGGCTGTATACGCTGTAACCAGTTGTTTCATTGACTCCAACATTGTTCCAAGAAGAATCTCCATCAATAGAAGGTGATCCTAAGCTTACTCTGGAATAATTAGTTGGAAGATGGACTTCATTGGCATCTAAAAAGCCTGATGGTAATTCAGGTATAGAAGTTCCATCATCTGAATCTTGAGCAACATCACCTGTAAGAGCAATTGCAATTTCAGAAGGTTTTAAAAATTGTTGACCTTTGAAAATATGATTTAGAATACCAGATTCTAAATAGTCCGATAGTGCGGCCATGTTTTTCTCCTATAGAATCCTTATTTGTGGGTTAACCTACTGATATATACACAAAAAAGCCACCCCCATCTAAATGGGAGTGGCCCTTATGTTAGCTTTAATATCTAAAACTAGAATGAGCCAAGAATGACTCTTCTGTTGTCTAGAACACCAAAGCCAAGCTCTGCCCAGCCATAATAGCCAGCGCGCTGCTGACGATGTAGGGTTGGGTCTTCAAACACCTGAAGCTGCTCCTTAACGGGCATAACGAAGCTGTCGTTGGTTGACTGGTCAAGACCAACAACAAGCTCAAGGTCACTCGTCTGGACGCTGCCAGAAAGCTCGTTTGAGAAGAAGTCCTGATATTCCTGACCTTCGCCAAGTTCATCAAGATCATGAAGATTGACACCAAAAATACGTGTAATTGGTGCGCCACCTTCTGGAGCGGAATAGATCTCACGACGAGTAACTTCGTCAACCTGATCAAGACCCCAGTTGCGAACATCTTCAAGTGCTTCTGGAGAAACATAGAGATCAGTTAGGCGACCACGACCAACTGAAGCGCTATTGCCACCAGAATTACGACGCATGACAGTCTGCATTAAAGAAACAAGTCTCTTTGTAAATAAACCAGCTGTTGCGTCACCGTCGAAGACGAGGATGTTGCGGTCAACACCAGCAGCAAGAAGCGTGTGCCAGCCGTCATCATTCATCTTCTTTGTAAAGCCAGCTTCCATGACCTGCATGGCGCGACCAACGATGTCCCAACGTGCTTCACGGGCATATCGTAGAAGATAATCTACGGATGAAGCAATGTTGTATGTTGGGATCATCACATAATCGCCTTCAACTGATCGCTCTGGAATTCTACCATGACCGGGATTTGTATAAGCGACATGATCGCCTTCAAGGCCGGGGCTGATAAGATCAAGAGGAAATTCGGTTGTTGAACCGGCTTCTACGTTGATGGTTTCAAAAATTGTACCAAGGATGTTACCAACAAGAACACCCTTACGAAGTGGAAGCTCAAGAGCTTTGGCGAATTCTCGTTGTGCAGCTTGTGCTACCTGAATATCTGAATCCCCTGACTTGCGTAGGAGATTGATAAATTCATCACTAGGTCTTTCGTTAATAGGCATATTAAATTCTCCTTTTATTTTTTAATTCAGAGGGGTAAGTTAACTTCTACTTTGCAGTAACCATCTTCATCTGGACCAGATAAGAAAGCACCAATCTTAGCACCCTCATCAATTTCCATAGTGATGTTACCGGCGTTGCTGGTGCTAACATAAGCACCTGATCCAGCAATTGGAGTACCGTCAACGCTATTGGTTACAACGTAACCCTTGCGAAGCACAGTTACTTTACCACCCTTCTGTACTTCATCCTTGTGCTGGTTAAGATGAGTACGTGTGAGATCTTTATTAACAACGTCGTTGAGTAGGATGCCTACTGGAGCTTCGCCGCCAGTGCTATACTTAACAAGGTTAACACCTTGATCCATAGCAGCGCCTGAGCCAACAGTATCATGAACTACTACGCCACCGCGAGTTGCAGTGCCTGCGTTGTAGAAAAAGCTAATATCAGTTTGAAGTTCAAATCTATCTGATTTTAGAGCCATAGTTATTTCTCCTTGTTATTCACTTGCTGAGTACGTTATTTGAAAGCCATTCTGCGACACTCGCTCTAGTGGCTTCTAGTTCATCATTTTCATTAGCAGCATCAACCAAAGTTGCTTCAGTTGTTTCAACTCCCTCAAGAGCTTCTGATGCGGCTTCTTCGGCTTCTGCTTCTTCGGCTTCTGCTTCTACAGCTTCAGCTTCTGATTCTTCTGCCTTTGGTTTCATTTTCATTGCTTCTTCTTCTTCGTCCTTTTTAACAGCAACCTTTTTCATCTTGGTCATTGCGGCAAGAACAGTTTCAAAAGCGGTTTCATCTAGCTCTTCATAAGAGGCTAATGATTCTTCAGCTTCTTCCTCATTGAATCCAAGATCTAGAAGTGAAGCCATTCTCTTCATACGAGCTTCTTTCTTCTTCATCTTGTTTAGTTCTTCCATCTTTTCCTTCATGTCTTCTTCGCTTTTTGCGAGGGTTTCTTGAAGTTCCGTGATAGAAGCTTCTTTTTCTGCTAATGAAGCCTCAAGAGCCTTGATAGCTTCTTCCTTTTCGCCAACTGAAGCTTCAAGCTTGGCGATTGATTCTAAGGTTTCTTTAGAAGCTGCTTCTGCGGCTTCTGCAAGAAGTGCCTTATTTTCTTCTTTAACAGATGCTAGCTCACTTTCAAGGTCGGCAAGCTGCTTCTCTAAAAGATTAGTGTCAGACATAACATTTTCTCCTTCGGGGAAACTAGTTAAAATTTGAGATTTAGAGTTAAGACAGAAAGCCTTGCTAGCATCAAGTATGACACTTCTTGGATTCGCTGGCTTAGATACAAGACCTTTGCCAGAAAAAGAAATGTCTCTTAATGATCTACCAATTTTGTAGCCTTCATACTCTCCATTACCACCATAAGCTCTTAAGTGCTTAGTTAGAAATGCAGATTCTTCGTTTCTTGAAAGTATCTGCGCTTTCCCGTTGCTATCTAACAGAGCATAGTCGAACCCAGCAAATAAACATTCCATAGAAACAAACCACTTTCCTTCTTCAATTTCGGAAATTAGTTGATTCATTCTTTCTCGATTCTCTGCCTCAGTCCAACTATTATACAACACAGCCTCGGTGATAATATCAAAATCATCCGGCTGAGTATCATCGTCTATCTGATTGCCATCTCTGTCAACAACATAGCAACCAGTAATATGCCCAATGATATCATTCTCATTGTGCATAAGATTAAATTGTTTATCTTCAGGTGTTTTGCGGGCATCCCAAGTTGCTTGAGATGTAAAAACATCGTCATTTTTGTTCCAGCCAGTAGAAACAAGAATAGACTTAATGTAATATAAATCTATCTGATCTGGATTAGCACTAGCGGCTTTAATTTTATCAACACTAACGTTTAATTTATTGCCTAAATGTTCAGCAGATGGTTCGTCTTTTCCAATTAAAGTAGCGGGTACACAGTAAGCCACACTGCTACTTGATTGAACAAGTTCAGCTAATCCATCTTTAATTTCTGATGCATAGATCTTCATGTAATACCTCTCAAGACATTATACACAAAAAACAGTAAAACCTTAAATTTAGAGCATTCTTTCTTCTAGAAATGTGGCTATGACATTTCTTCTATAGTTCTCAATTGACATAGATTTTAAATCAATATTTCTCGATTTTAGAATAGAAGTGAATGATGGATCTGTTTTGAGATTTCTGCTTAAAATATTATGTATATCTTCATTGCCAAAAGATGAAAGTGGCTCAATATTAGTAAATACATCTAATTTTAATTGCTCTAGTTCACTAATCTGAGCTTTTGTTAATTGTCTTAGGTTGCTTTTTGTGCTTAAATTTAAGTACGCTTCGTTGATAACGGAGGAAATTTTATCCCAAGATGATTCACACCAATTCAAGCATTCTGCTAATCCGGGTGTTGATTTAGGCTTTTCAGTTCGCTTCTTTCTTGGTTTTTCATCTGTTTTAAATAGCGGTCTACCGCCATCATCTGCTGGATTATTATTTTCTACAACTTTGCTGCTTGGACCAACTTCTTGTTCTGGAACTGGAGGTGGGTGGAAAGGTCCAACCTTTGGTGGAGAAGATGAATCTCTTTTACCAAGCTCTCTCTTTAATCTAATACTTTCAATTTGCGGTATTTCTTTGAATCTTTCAAGAAGCGTTTCATGGCTAATTATATCTCTATCAGCAAGCTGAATAAGAAGATTTTTAGTAGCTGCTTCATCTGATAATGTCATCTGGTCGAACTGTATGTGCGCCCTGTATCTAAATCCCATAGCTTGTCTAACAAGCTCCAGTTCTTTTTCCCAAAATCGAACTAATTGATCTCTTCCGTATTGTAATCTTTCAAGCAAAGTTTTAAGGGAGATGAAATTATTGGTAAAACCGCCGCCATTTGTAGCCATTCCAGTTAAGGTTGGTGGGACGCCAAGGCCAGCATATATACTATTTAAAACTGACGTATATTTCTCTGATCCCAAGAATTTATGTACATCTGTGCTTGATTCTTGGAATGATAATTCTGGACCCCAAACAAGCTCCATAGTTCCACCGCCAACATTGCTAGATAAAATATCTCTAAGTTTATTAATAGCGGCTTTAGTTGGTAGGATCTTATGTTCAAGATCACCAAGCGTCCATAGTCTAATATTAGAAATAGCGCCATCAAGTGCTGATAGATCTGCTAGTCTCATCTTCTCAAGCATGATAATATCGTCAAGTATGGCATATATCATTGGGTTAGCCCATTGACGCCAATCATCTTTCTTGTAATAAAAAACGCTTAATCTTTCAGGATCAAGAGGAATATCTTTTTCTCCACGTATAAGGCTTTGTTTGATTACTGGCGGTAAAGTCTCTAATACATGGTTAGGAATATCTCCTGCCTTGAATTTGTCAAAGAAAGAGTTTGTTGTTATAGTGTAATTCTGTAGTCCCATAAATAAAGATAAATTGCCATCCTTATTTTTTACAGTAAGAGGATTGAAGAAATTATATCTCCAAGGTATTTCATCTTTTACTGCGCTAGGGATTTCTACTTTGATATCTTGAGAAAGCGCCTTCATGTAATTGTTTAGCTGGGGAGTAACCTTTGCGTAACTACGATAAATAATAACATTTCCACACTTGTATAGATTATTTAAGAATCTTTCAGATCTTTCTTTTCCATTAATGCTTTTGAACCATTGCTGATAAAATTTTTCAACAGATTTATCTCTGTGAACAATCTGAATGCCCTGACTTCCAAAATCACCCATTAAATCAATAATATTTCG